TAAAATCTACAATTCCAGATTGTAATTTTATTGGGTTCCGTATTCTTGATGGTGGTCTGTCTGGTATGCTCGCATCTTACATTAATAATTATGATGAGCGTGAGAAAGCTCGTTCCAAGTGGAAAAGGGATAGAACCTTTACTATCAAGAACATGGGATATGAAAGTTATTTTGTTATCGCATCAACTGCTTTGGCAAATGCTGTAGACTTTCAAGTCTCTGAAGACGCTACAAAATCTCAGATTAAGAATGCATTTAAGAAATCTTTGTCTGGCAAGAAAATGAATAAGCGTGTTCTCTCTGAATTTATTGAACTGGTCGCTTGAGAAAGTGTCCACTCAGCGTCTAGCACCCTTGTTTTGACGCTATAATGACTACATAACAAAGAACAACCAATGCCTTTTGAAGCTAAAGTGAATCCTGAATCACTCCTTGACAATCTTCGTGATCTCTACGGACCTAAAATCACTTCTGCTGACATCAAAGCATACTGTGCTCAGCATGATGTGACCTATCAGACTGTCACTAAATATCTTCTGCCATATAAGAAGGGTACTGGCAAGTGGAACCTGACTGTTACTCAACAACTTGAGAAAACCTATCAAGCTCCCGCTGCACAACCTGCTATCGAACAAAATCTTATACCAGAAAAAGATGATTCTTTCATCAAGTTTGGCAATTTCGCTGATCTTAAAAAAATTATTCAGTCCCGTCTATTCTATCCATCGTTTATCACTGGTCTTTCTGGAAACGGTAAGACACTCTCAGTTGAGCAAGCGTGTGCTCAATTGGGTAGGGAGTTGATTCGTGTCAACATCACCATCGAAACAGACGAAGATGATCTTATTGGCGGTTTCCGTCTTATCAATGGCGATACTGTTTGGCACAATGGTCCTGTCATCGAAGCTTTGGAGAGAGGAGCTGTACTTCTTCTAGATGAGATTGACCTTGCATCTAACAAGATCATGTGTCTTCAATCTATCCTTGAAGGTAAAGGTGTCTTCCTAAAGAAGATTGGCAAGTGGGTTGCTCCTGCTGAGGGTTTCACTGTTGTTGCCACTGCTAACACCAAAGGTAAGGGTTCTGATGATGGTCGTTTCATTGGCACCAATGTGCTCAACGAAGCATTCCTTGAGCGTTTCCCTGTCACCTTTGAGCAGTCCTATCCCTCTCCTGCTACAGAAACAAAGATCCTTTCTAAACTTTGTGATGACGATCAGTTTACTAGTCGTCTTGTAGACTGGGCAGACATTATCCGTAAGACCTTCTATGATGGTGGTGTGGATGAAGTCATTTCTACCCGTCGTTTAGTCCACATTGTTCGTGCTTTTTCTATCTGGAAGGACAGGCAGAAAGCTATCCAAGTATGTTTAAACCGTTTTGATGATGAAACCAAAGCAGCTTTCATGGATCTTTATGATAAAGTTGACGCCGATGTCGATTTCTCTGGACAAACTAATGATGGGATGGTAGAATGAACGCATGGGCTCTATTATACGAGGAAATGTACGGACCTGAAGACGAATTGGAATGGGTAAAACAGAACGGAGGTTTTGAATATACGCCTGAACCTCCCACTGGCAATGTTGAAATTACTGCAGACGGATTTGTCTGGCCAAAACAAAAAACTGAAAATGTTAAAGACTTGAAAAAAGGTAGAACTGTGTTTAAATACAATGAAGACAAAATCCTTGAAGAGGTAAAGGAATACATCAGTGGCACCTATCGTGCCCATTACAATGCTTCCAACGGCATTCAGACACTTGATCTGATTGAATCCTGTGGAGACGGTGCTGCGTTCTGTCGTGGCAACATTCTTAAGTATGCATCCCGTTATAACAAGAAGGGATCTGCTACAATGGACATCAAGAAGATCATTCATTATGCTGTTCTTCTTTATCACTTTTATGGCTTAGACCAGGAGACTATCGAGCGTGGATATGAAACTTTCTGATAAAACAATCGACTTGCTTGAAAACTTTTCTTCTATTAACCAGTCGATTCTGGTCAAGAAGGGAACTAAACTTCGTACTATTTCTGTGATGAAGAACATCCTTGCAGAAGCTAGTATTGACGAAAACTTTGAGAAAGACTTTGGCATCTATGACCTGCCACAGTTCCTCAATGGCGTTGGGATGATGAATGATCCTGACATTGATCTTAAGAATGATTCTTACATGGTCATTCGTGAAGGACAGACTACTAAAGTTAAGTTTGCTTTTGCAGATCCAGAAGTTATCGTAACTCCTCCTGATAAAGGTATTACTCTTCCTACCGAAGAGGTATGCTTCCAACTTGATAGTTCTCAACTTCAGAAACTTCTGAAAGCATCTTCGATCTATCAGTTGCCTGACCTTGCTGCCATTGGCAATCGTGAGCAGATTGTTCTCTCCGTCCGTGATAAGAAGAACGATAACTCTAACGAGTTCTCTTTGATCGTTGGACAAACTGATAAGAGCTTTGAGTTCAACTTTAAGATCGAGAACATCAAACTGATCCCTGGATCTTATGATGTTGTGATCTCAAAGAAACTTCTTTCTAAGTTCACCAACCATAGTTACAACCTTGACTATTACATCGCACTCGAACCAGATTCAACCTACGACGGTTGATAGGCGTCACTTCCCCGTGGTAGTATAGAAGAAAGAATCATCAGATCATGAACATCTTTGTCACTGACGAGTCTCCATGGAAATCAGCAGAAGTTCTGCCTGACAAGCACATCGTCAAGATGCCCCTGGAGACCTGCCAGATGCTCTCTATAGTCGCCTCAGACAAGTGGGGACATGGTTATGGCACACTGCCTAAGAAAGACGGTAATCCCTATGCTACGGACAAGGGAGCATTCCGTAACCATCCCTGTACTATCTGGGCAAACGAGACTAGATCAAACGCTAGATGGTTGCTTACTCATGGCATTGCATTATGCGAAGAGTATTTTAATCGATATGGTAAATGCCATACTTGCTTTAAGACACTCCTTGCTGCTGATGAAATTATTCCGTATGTATCATGGGGTGATCATACTCCCTTTGTTCGTGCAATGCCAGAAGAGTATAAGTGGGACGATAGTATTTCTACTATCGATGCGTATAAAATGTATATTGCTTCTAAGCCTTGGGTATGTGATAATTACCTTCGTATCCCAGATCGTAAACCTGAGTGGGTGTAATGAAAGCACTTAGAGTTGATGTGAAAACCCAAGTCACTGTCCTCATCAACGATGATGATGATTACTGGGCAATCAAACACAACGCAATGCAGCAAGTGCATGATGACATTCACTGGCACTTAAAAGACAAATTTGTTATTGATTATGACTATTGATTATGACAGGCAAGTTGAGGTGCCATATGAAATTCTTGAGTATTGTGATTCATTTACTTTAGATGCACAGCGTAACGATTTACGCTATATTGATTGTGTTAACATGAATATGGGTGAGTATGGTAATGATCCAGAACAACTCAAAGAAATGAGACAACGCATCCTTCCTATTTTTGAATAATTTATTTTTATTATTATGCGTAGTGCATTTTTGTGGGTAGAAAAGTATCGCCCCAAAAAGATTGATGATTGTATTCTCCCTGACTCTACTAAGAAGACATTCAATGACTTCCTAAAGCAAGGTGAGATTCCCAATCTTTTATTGACAGGTCCTGCAGGTTGCGGTAAAACTACTGTAGCACGGGCTCTTTGTGAACAACTAAACTGTGACTATATAATCATAAATGGTTCGGATGAAGGAAGATTTCTTGACACGGTGCGGAATCAAGCAAAGAACTTTGCTTCGACCGTTTCGCTTTCATCAGATGCTAACCACAAAGTCATCATCATTGACGAAGCTGATAACACAACCCATGATGTACAGCTCCTCCTTAGGGCAAACATTGAGACATTTTATGGTAATTGCAGATTCATCTTTACCTGCAACTTCAAAAACAAAATCATTGAACCCCTTCACTCTCGTTGTGCAGTCGTCGAGTTTGGAATCGGAGGGAAACAAAAACCAGCAATTGCCGCAGGATTCTTTGCCAGACTCCAAGAAATCTTGGATGCAGAAGGTATTGAATATGATAACAAGGTCCTGGTAGAATTAATTAACAAGCACTTCCCTGATTGGCGTCGTGTATTAAATGAGTGTCAGAGATATGCTGTTGGTGGTAAAATTGATTCAGCAATTCTTGCTGAATTTGGAGATGTAAAAGTACATGATCTTATTAAGAAACTTAAGGAGAAAGATTTTCAAGCTACCCGTAAATGGGTCGTTAATAATCTGGACAATGATCCTAGTGTACTTTTGCGGCGTGTTTACGATGCTCTTTTTGCATCCTTGGAAGGTCCTTCTATTGCTGCTGCTGTGCTCATTATTGCTAAGTATCAGTATCAGATTGCCTTCGTCGCGGATCAAGAAATAAATTTGTTAGCAGCTCTCACAGAAATTATGGTGGAGTGTAACTTTAAATGAAAGCATATAAAACTCCTCTAAGATATCCTGGCGGTAAGTCTCGTGCTGTCCAAAAGTTGTTTGCCTATATTTGCAAAGATAAAACATATACCGAGTTTAGAGAACCCTTCCTTGGTGGAGGTTCTTTTGCTATTGAGTGGACAAAGAGATATCCAGATACTTCTGTTTGGGTCAGTGACCTTTATGAACCTCTTGTTAATTTCTGGCAGCATATTCAAACCGATGGTACAAGACTGAGAGACGAACTTGTACAATTAAAGAATAGACATCCAGAACCATCAAGTGCAAAAGAGTTGTTCCTAGAGTCTAAGGACTACCTGGCAACAAGTGATAACAATTTTCATAGAGCTGTATCGTTCTATGTCATTAATAAGTGCTCTTTCTCAGGTCTCACTGAGTCGTCTTCTTTTAGTAAGCAAGCATCAGAAAGTAACTTCTCAATGCGTGGCATTGACAGAATTACTGGATTTCAAGATATCATTAAGAAGTGGAAAATCACAAAGTCTGATTATGAAACACTACTGACTAACGATCAGAATACATTAATCTACTTAGATCCACCATACGATATCAAAGCAAATCTCTACGGTAAGAGTGGAGATATGCATAAAGGATTTGATCATGATAGGTTTGCTGCTGACTGTCAAAAATATGAGTGTGATCAGTTAGTTTCTTATAACTCATCTCAACTTGTTTGTGATCGCTTTAAAGATTGGAATGCTTCTGAATTCCAACACACATACACCATGAGATCTGTTGGTGAATATATGAGAGAACAGCAAGATAGAAAGGAATTGGTTTTGATGAATTATGCTTAGACTGTTGTCATCTTTGGGATATACTCCACCCAATCTTAAATTATATAAAACAGAT